GTCAGGCACGGATGATCCAGCTCTCCTATGATGCGGCGAGCCTTCAGGTCGGTCTCCAGCCGCTTGATCTCGCGCTCCATGAGCTTCTTGGAATAGATCCTGCCGTTCCGAGTCGGCACGTCCACGCGCCCATACTCCCCGCGAGCGATAAGACGCCCCTCCTTGCCCTCGACCAACTCCAGGGTGCTCGACATCGCCTCGATCAAGTGCTTCGGCATGGCTATCCCTTCTTCCAGTCTTTCCACTTCAGAGGTGTTCGCGCCAACGGATCCCTGGCCTCTTTCCGCTTTGCCCTCTTCGAGACCTTCCGATCCGTCTCCTTGGGCTCGAACACCGTCAACTCCAACCGTCCCGACCGATAAGCGGTACGCCTCTTCCGCGCCGCCTCAGCGACGCCGCTCACCCGTTTCCCAGATCACCCTTGTCCTCGCGATCCAGCCGCTCGATGCTCTTGTGGATAAGAGCCAGGGCGGGCTCGATCATCCCCATGAACTCGGGCGCCTCCATCACGTCCTCGTCGAGCCGACCGCTGTCCCAAGCCACCCCGAGGGGCTCGAACGCCTCCTCGAAGATCTCGGTCACGGCCTCGGTGTCGAACTCCTCGCAGAGCATCACGAAAATCCGCTGGACGCGCTCCATCAGCTCGTCGCGCACCGTCATCGTATCCTCGATGCGCTCTTCGAGAATGGCGCCCAACTCCAGGGCGAAGCTCTCCTTCTTCGTGGGACGCCGCGCGGCCATGCGCTCGCTCTTGCGCTCGCTCTTCTTGCCGGTACCCGTGCGGCCCCACAGCTTCTTCTTGCGACGCTCCTTGTGAAGCTCGCCCGCGCCTCCGGCGGCCTTGGCCGCCCTGACGCACCTTCGGGGATTCTTCGGATCCTGCCGAGTTCCCGGCGGACACTGGAACGACTTCTTCTTTGAGACTTTGCCGCCCTTGAACCGGCGCGTCCGCTTCGCGGCGACCTCCTGCATCAGGTACTTCACGACCTTCTCGGCGCTCTCCCTGAGAGCCTCGTCACCCTTCGGCAGGTTCTTCTGCTTGAGCCTCTCCAGGATTTCCTCGACGTCCTCGGCCTCCAGGTTGTCGAAGGGCAACCCCATGATGCGCTCGAACAGCTCCGGCGTCACGTCGGGACCGTCCAGAGGATCTATGCTCTCCTTCTTGCCCTCCTTCTTGCCCTTCTTGCCGTCCTCGTCACCCTCGTCCTCGTCCTCGCCCTCGTCGCCCTCGCCCTTCTCTCCGACGGGCACACCAATCGGACCCTTGCCGTCGCCCCGCGCCTCGCCGCGCCCCTTGCCCTTGGAACGCTTCTTCTCGCCCGGGGTATCGCAGCCCTCTTCTTGCCCCTCGTCGCCCTCCGTGAGGATGCCACTGAGGGCAGCCTGCTGATCGTCCGGCAGCGTGAGCCCGAGATCCTTCAGGTCCTCGTCCAGTGATGTCGTGATTACCGTTTTGCGCATTGTCTACTCCTCGTTGTGCCGCGCCCGAGCTTTCAGGTACTCGGACACTATCGCCATGACTTTCGCCCGCTCTGCGAGCCTGTCATGTGCTTCCGCTAGGCGTCCCCAATCGGAACCCACCAGCTTTGCGGCCTTGCCGAGCAGCCCGTGAAGGGTCTGCGCTTCAGCAATCAACGAGTCGCGGACAGCACCAAAGAACTCCTCTTGCTCCCCATGAAACACCACCGGGACACATTCGTCAACTATATCTTTCGACAAGGTGGCGAGCTGGTAAACGGACTCGACGAGTTCCTCGCCAAACTCGGACAGCTTCCCGGGGTCGATCTTGCGGTACCGCGTGCGGGGTACCTTCTCCTCGATCTCACGGATGTTGCCGTAGAGCGACGTGCGAATCTTCTCCGTGTTCGCCTCATACATGTCCATCCACTTCACATCCTTCGCAGCCTCCTCCAGCTTGGCGATCACGTCGGTCAACCAGTAGTCCTCGTCGCCGTCGATCACCTGGGCCAAGGCGCGAACTTGAGTTCGTATATCGCCGTCCGTAATATCGTTCGCCAACAGCTTCTCCACTACGGACCTCGCCTCTTCCGCCACATGCTTCGGCAGGTCTTCGTCCTCGACAACTCCGATATCGGAATCCTTGATCTTGACCGACTTGACGCTGCCGTCGTCCCCCATTTTACAGGTGGCTTCCCTGATGGTGCCGTCGGAGCACGCAAACAAAGAGCCTTTCTCCTTGGTGGACAAGAACGTCACCTCCTCGCCCGCCTTCTCCTGGATCGCAGCCTGGAGAACCATCGCCCGGTGTTCCAGACTCCCCACGAATCTCTTGTCCAACTCCGACCCCTTCACGTATGGCATCGAACCTCTCCTACGCGCGTACTCCGCGCCTTGTCGTCTCGGCCATTATGCCAAGCCTGTCCAGCCGCCTCAACACCTGCCTCGACAGATCGGTGGATTGCCGACTCGACTCCACCAGATCACTCAGCATACGCCGCCATTCCTTCGACTCCTCTTCCCCCGGAGGTGCTCCCCCGGGAGGGGCGCCCCCTTCCTCGCCAGTATCGATCTGGCCCGTATCCACTTCAGGATACATCTTCTGAATATCGGCCAGCGTCCCCGCCTCGCGCTTCGCGTCCGCATCCTGCTCGTCACGCTTTTCCGAAGTCAAGAACAGCGCATCGTCTTCAGTGAACTTGAACACGTACTGCATCAACCACGGTCTCGGCATCCAGTCCGAAAGCGAACTCGCAAGATCGGATCGGGCATTCAGAACCTCCATCTGCGCCAGCTCCATGATGTTCGACGGCACCGACATGTTCAGATCCCACTTCACCGTGTCAGGATCAATATTGAGTGCCGCCAAGTGGATCCGCATCACCCTTTTCATCCCGTTGATCCACTCGCGCTGCAACCTCATGCACGAGCGCGCGAACTGGACATCCTCCTGAGCGAGACTCGCCTTGTTCGCCTCCCCCTCCAGGCCAAGGTAGCTCTTCGGAATCTTCATCCCCGCGTACAAGCCGTTCCTGAAGTACTCCAGATCGTCCGTGTTCTGATACTCTGGTCCCGAAATGTTTTCGATCCGGGTCGAATCCTTCCCTCCCTTGGTCGGGATCCAGAAGTCCTCCTGCGGATTCAGAATGTCAGACTTGAACTGAACCTCGCCCGTCGACGAATCGATGTACTTCTTCTTCTTGTACCGGCGCCGCACCTTCTCGACCAACGCTTGAGCCTGGCGAGGCGGAAGATCCCCGGTGTCTATGTAGAAGACATACCGGGCCTGGGATCGCGTCAATTTGAACAGGAGCGCCATGTCCTCCATCATTTTTAGGCGCTTCCACATCCACCTCACACCATCGAAGATCCCGTACCCGTAGACGCTCCGCATCTGCTTCGAGCGCAACCGCCAATGCACAATCTCCCACGGATAAAACAGCGTAACGCCCCCGGTGCCGCCCCCCTTCTTGCCGTACCTCTCGTACGCCTGAACGAAATCCTTCTCGTTCTGAATGTTGACGCCGAAGTTCCCGGTCATGTCCTGCATGTACCCGAGGGTCACGCCACGATCATCGACGATCCGGCGCATCGTGGCGACGGGCAGAAAATTCAGCCCTACCACCCCTGCGTCAGTCACGACCACCTCTGCGAAATTGTTCCCGTACTTGCCCAGGACGCGAACACCGGGCCAAACGTCCTCTTCGATCCGCAGCCTACGATGAAGGCAGTCTTCAAGGACATCGCGAATCACCCGGTCGTGCGAAGTAGCCCAGATCGTCTTCCTGTGAAGGGTATCCGGGACCGTGCTGTTGTCGGCATAGATGTCCAGGCCAGCCGAAATCGTAGTGTAATCGTCCATGTTTTCATAGTCCCGGTAGCGGTACATGAGGGACTGATCCACGGACAGATACCGCCCGAGACCGGAGTACATGGAGCCTTGTGAGATCTCGCCAGTCGGACCCACCGTCCCCTGGCCAGGATAGATACCGGTACGTCCTCGCGCCTCTTTCGCGATCTGCGAATCCTTGTCGCTGACGAACCACTTCTTGAGCAGATCACGGAAAGCCATTGGTGCTACCACTCATCGAAATCGTCCGAGTCGCCAAACAGGATGGGCATGAACTCTGCCTCGCCGCCTTCTCCCCTCTTCGATTCTTCTCGAAGAGCCCTCACCTCGTCAAGGTCCACCTGATCGGCAGGAACGAGCGGCGATACCCAATCGTGCTCGTGCCGAGTTCTCCA